TAATCTAGCCCAAGTCGAAATTAATCTTACTATTATTAAGCTCCAAATTATAATAATAGTAATACATGCCAAAGTTTTTAAGAGTTCCAAAATATCCATTATTTTCTCCTATCTTACTTTGTATTTCCGAATGTACCCACAACGGGTACACTTATATGCATCCCTGTACTTTTCTTTAGTTAAAATATGTTTAGTATAGAGACCACACATAACACAAAACCACATCACGATCAATCCAATGGCCATTTTTCTCCCTTTGGAAAAACCAATTTTTCTTCCTCTGCGGATTTGATATTCGAGTAGTCTTCAAATGATAAACAGCCATCAACACAGGAAAATTGATCTAGGGAGTTTAGGAAATAATGAGATGCCTCTTCGGAGTTGTTTTTAATTAATTCATCATCTACTGACTCTGGCAATTTAAATTTCCTAAAGTAATAGCCCTCAAATCTGGGTTTTGAGCACATCGCAACATATGTTCGAGTTGGACTTATAGATTTGTTCATCTCTTTGTTCCCTCCAGAACAAAAATCATAATATCCTTATAGGTCCCAACATGGAGAGCTTCTTTCTCAATTTGGTTTAAAATCTCTTCTTTAACCTTTAGAGTATTTAGGATATCTTCTAAAATCTCCTTGTGTGTTTCTAAACCCAGTCCTTTCTCTTCGTTCCATGCATCTAAGATTCGAAATACTTCAGATACATGTGAAATTGGTCTTCCGGTGTAAAATTTATGCTCATCTATTGGAAGATTTGAAATATCATTATGATTTTTAAACCATTCCCAGCTTACACAATCAATAATATACTGTTCAGAAGTCTCAGTCATCTTTGCATAATAACTTCTTGCATTAAATACATTATTGAGTTGATCATCTGGTAGCTTAAATTTCACAAAGCGTATATTATTTTCAGATACTTCATCGTATATCATTATGACATACGTTCCAGTATCCGAATTCATTGGATAATGATAATTTATCCGTACCATCTTTTTCTCCTTTCAAGAGCTTTTATTCTATTTATGGAAGTGGATTTTCTACCGATTCTTCTTCCTTTTTCTCAGAAATATTTTTAGCCATTACCGAATCTAAAATAGTTTCTGATTGATGATGCAATGAGATTCCATAATCTGTTCCAGGCGGAATAGCATCTTTGCAAATATCCTCAATGTCTCTAACTATTTTTAAAATTATTCTTTGAGGAATAGTATCACCTTTTATTGTTAATATTATTTCATCCATTTTTTTTCCTTTCTTTGTAATCTTCATCGCAGAGGGTCAACCACCAACCTAAGTCAGTTCTTAGTAAACCCTCCTTTCCACATATTTCGCAAATTTTTTCGCTTTCTTTTTCTATTTCTTCTATTTTATCTAATATTTTTTCATCGGTATCTACATAAAATCGTAGAGTACCATATTTTTCTTTTACTTGCAATACAAAAGAACTCTCTGGAAGAAAATCATAAATTTTGTCTATAAGTGATCCCCATCCAGGTCCAACTGATTTTTTAGCATCTTCTCGTGTTATATTCATAATAAAATTTCCTAAATATGATAGCAGGGCTCGGGAATTCTCACCTTCTTTACCTCCCGATATTGACGCCGCCGATAAAGGGACACCCTGCTGCGTTCCGCCGAGATTAAAAGTCATAATTTTCATTAATATAATCCATCATCTGATACCACAACTCCAACCTTTGTTGGTTTCGATATGGATAATTCAATGGGAATATACCACCATTCCCATCACCACTATATTCTCTTTCGACTAGCTTTCTTATTATACCCTGATTTATTTCTTTTTTTCTTTCTTTGTCTGCATCGTACGAAGTATATTTCTGCAATTTCAAATTATCGATAAAAAGCCAAAACCACCAATGAATTCTATTAGTATTGTTTCCGTCGTTTAAAATGAAGTCCATTCGCTCTGCTAGGGCTATTAATAACTCTAGCATACTGCAAGACAAAGATGATTTTCTTTCTGGTACTTTACCATTTGGAAAATCAATAAGATATCTTTTCCTTAATTCAAAAGCATCTTGGATTCTATTATCATCGTTTGGAACTATGCAATAGAATCCAAGATGGTGTAAGTCGGATATAAACTCTTTTAAATCTTGACTATTTTTATTTTTAATCAAATCAAAAAGCCAATCAAAATAACTTATATTATTTTCACTCCTCTGACTCATCTTCGTCTTTATCATTCGTCTTTTTTCTCCTACGCTTTGGTTTTACAGGTTGCTCAGGCAACCCCATGACGACAACGGAATAACTCTGTCGAAGTCGAGTAATCTCATACTCGACTCCGTTATTCTCGTTCCGCACATAGACAATATCGTCATCCTCGCTTAACTCACCAAAATGCAGATGGATATTTGGTCCGAAGAGATCGGCAGGATTTTCTATTATTGCTTCCTGCTCTGTCGAGAAGGTAGTGTCCGTCTCGAAATAGAGAATAATCTCTTTTGGGAGTCCACTTTTAGTAAACTCGTCAAGAGAGATAATCTTGATCTTTTCTTCTGTTTCATCATTACTCGCAGTATATGGTTTTACAAGCATCTCCAAATCCGCCTTGGCAAACTTAGTATAATCCAAATGCCTTCGATCCGCCTCATCAGTACCTATTTCTTTTAGCATATCGGAAAGACCTTCCTCGATGGAGGTTTCAATAAACTCAACATTTTCAGCACCCTTTGCTAGGATTTTTTCAACAACAAGTTCGCCAAGAACATATCCAAGTACTCCTCCTACTAAACCCCCTAAAAAAACAATTCCAAAATTTTTAGTATTCATATCTCCATACTCCATTTTCTAATTTTCCTTTATAACGTCCATTATCATAGATCCAGTTATCTGGATCTTTTTCCATCTCAAAAAGCAATGGTTCGTTCCACACAAGGGCTTCTAGTCAAATACAGTCATAAATAGGCCCATCAACATTAAAGTTGAGGTAAAATGGTTGAATCATCGCTTCTCGAGTATCCCCTTTTTCCTCATTGACCGGATCGTTTAATCCGAAGTCAATGTACTTATCATTGCTGGGATTATGCTGGTTATAGCCTTTCACCCAGCCCACAATTGCACCCTCTGGAGTTCTTTTCAAACCTAGATCATCAAAAATCTCGTTGAGGAAAACGTGACCTCTCGAATTCAACATATCATTCGCAAATCTTTCGTTCGATCTTAAGAAGAAAAGATTCGCAGAATAACTTCGTTGAAATTGGGTTGAATTTTCCTCGCACCAAACAAAGGAATAAGGATATGCGCTATTAATTACCCCCGGAGCTTTTTTACCCTTTTTGCCTTTTACAACTTCTTCATTTTTGTCAGCTTCATAAAGCATGAGCCTTTTATCTGTATCTTCACCATATTCATCGCGGACGCGCTCGCGATATTTGTTAAAACTTGTCTCGATAAGTTTGTAAGCCGCGGCAATCGCCGCATTACGCTTTGTAAGAATGTTATGAGATCCGACAATCAGTCCAAAACCGAGCACGATGAGTCCAACTGATGGAAGATAAACTTTCGTAATCTCCACAGCAGTTTTCACATATACTAATGCTTTATCCCTTTGCGCGACTTCTTCTGGATATTCTGGAATATCGGCTTCTAGAACTGTGTCAATTTTATGCATCGTCTGGCGAGCGGGCTCAAGAATATTTTCAATCTCAAGAGTTGCTCTACAGGCAAGAATCGTTCCTGCTACCACGCTAACGATCCCGGTTCCCAGAAAAATTTCCGGACTATGCTTGCTTAAAACTAAACCGGCACGACCTAAATTATTCGTTACCAATGTTTTAAAAACACTAATATTAAACATCTAATTTCTCCTTTTATCAATATCTTTAACAGATTTAATAAATCCATTTGGATCTATTTTTCTTACTTCTTTTACTGCTTCTTTTGGACCTTTGGCTGGAATATATAGTTTGTAATTTATTCCACTAGGTCGATGACAAATTTTGACCAAGAACATATGCAGAATATTCATTTTTTTCTACTCTTTCCGCAATTGTCCCAAGCCAGTACAGCGATTATCATTACAATCATAAACATTGCCCAAATTATTGTTGACATGATTCCCCCTTTACATGAATCCTCATATCAATGTCTTTGAGTTGTTCGATCCAACAATTTGGTTTTATCTCGTTTCCAATTTCAACAGCTTCTGCAGCATTTATTGCTGCAACATAAATTAAAGATGTTTCATCGGACACAAAGTCATAGATTCTCAGTTTAAAAACATAATGTTGATCCATTTTTCTCCTTTTTAAATTAGAAAAGCCAACAGTCCTGGTATTCCCAGCATTTATTTAATTTCTATCTGGCTAACTCGTCCTATTATGACCAGCATTTATAAGGTGCATCCTGTTGGCTTTTTTAAACTATCTAGGAAGAGGTCTTGGAATAGGTAAATCGACCACCCAGCCATCAGGAACTCTACTAACCGCAACATCCCTTAAATTTGTCCAGCCATAATTAAGATCTGTGTGCTCGTTGGGAAGGCCAACAAGCTCTAAGAACTCTGCAACAGATACTGCTTGATATTGATCAAAAATATCATACATACTCAGGATTACATCATCTGCATCCTGTTTAGTCGGAAGCACAATCTCATCTGAGTTAAATCGCTCTCTCCCATAAAGACGTCTATCTCTCCGCATGGAATCATTATATTCTCTATCTCTGTCATAGTAGGACGTATAACTCACATACGTCCCTCTTCCACGAGAGTCACGATCACGATCTCTTCGACGACCTTTAGGCTCTCCGAAGAGAAGCATATCCGAGGCATTATTGATCATCTCACTTAAGGTATTTTTGGCTGCGGGAATCAAAACTTCTAGTAGAATATAACTTCCAACGCTCTTTAATGTTCCCCCAAATAGAGTATCTAAAAAGCTTTTTTTTCTAACTATCTTCCTTGCCGTTGTAACCTGTTTAATTTTTTTTTCTCCTGATTTACTATTTCCTGGAAGTTCTGGAAGTTCTATTTCTGCCATATTTGTTCCCTTCCCATTAACAATAATACTGACCATGAAATTACACACATAAGCACTAACATAATCCAGGCCAGTAATTTTATACAACCCAATCCTTCAAGTATCTTAAAAATCATCGATTAATCCTCCACGAACTTTTTTTTACACCACTTAAAGCATGGTGGTTCGTTTTTTAGGAAAAATGAATCGCATGTCAAGGGGGAAAACACATGATCCCTAGTGAAATCGATTCCTAGGAAATATACTTCATCCTCAATCGCGTCTTTCACTCCTACCCTAACAAACGATCCATTTTTCTTCATTCCAGCAGAATCGCTGACATTTAACAACGTAATGGAACTATTTACACACGCCACAACCCAAACACGGTCGAGGGCGGCCACTTCTGCATGCCACCCAAACGGATAGTCCCTGATAATTCTCACTCTCGACTGAGGCTTTGTATTCATTACAAAGCCAACATATTCATTTACTATAGATATTGGCTTTTTCAACAACAGCGATTCCGCAGCAATAACTTGATCAAAATTCATACACTCGTTTTTCTCCTTTCAAGAGGCCCCGTCAAAAAAAAAATCAAGCACCTTTCGATGCTTGACTTCGGACTTTTCAGTCCTCGTAAATTACTTTTACGGCTGCTTGTGGAGATTTTGAAAAATCTCCCGTCAAGAAACCATCAACTAGATCCCCCATGTATTCGGCACCATATTGCGCCAGCGCGCTCGCAAGGACGAACGTTCCAACAGCGTAGATGACTTTGTTCAACCGAGTCACCTCACCCGTCGGAAGCATTCCCTTTATAGCTGCTGTGGCAACTGTTGCCGCGCATACACTGGCGGTCAAAGTTACGGCAATCTTAACGATTTTAACTTTCGTTTCTTTCTCCATTTGCTTTTTCTCCTTTTCAGTTTTTACTTCATTATAACCCATGTAAAAACTACGAATCATCCAAATACAAGGATGACTTTCATCTTATGTGTCAGGAGAAATGACACGCATAAGATAGTACCCGCAACCAACACTGTCTTTCCAACAGGAGCCGGCGCGTTAACAACCTTTTTTATGGTTTCTTTAAGTTTTTCCATCTAATAGCCCTTTCTTGAAGCTTTTAATCGTCGCAATGGCATCATTAATGTCATCGTAACGTTTTCTATAATCGTCCCGAGTACCAGCATCATAAGTGCCTGGTCGGACCTTCATCAATGCTTTTACTGCAAGATCCAAACTATCTACTAACTTTTCAATTTCTAGGTTATTAGTACCTTTTTTAAGATCTCTAAGCATTGCGATGGCATTATTAATATCATCGTAACGCTTTCGATAATCCTCCCTAGTACGTGCATCATAAGTACCAGGTCGAATTTTTATCAATGCTTTGGCTCCAAGATCTAAGGCATCATCTAATTCCATATTTTCTCCTTTAGGATAAAATAAAAAGATAAAGAAAGATCCGACGATTTTTTTCGTGCGAATCTTTCGATTGAAGTAATTCGGATATTTATGACGATGAGGTGGCTGTTTCAACCAGCTCCTCAACCAACTCGTCCGTGCTGCCAAGCATTCCGGTTTTGTACAGTATCACACCGGCTACAATTGCGCCAGCGGCGATACCAACAACCACGAAACTGACCTTCAACACTTTGAGGGTTTTGGGACTCAGGTTAAGCAAACCTACTACTTCTTCGTTCATTGTTTTTTCTCCTTTTTTGAATTTTACTTCTCATTATAACCCATGTAAAAACTGCGAGCTTAGGAAATGAATTTCCAAGCCCAAATTCCTAAAGCTACTAAAGCTGCCAGAACTCCTATAGAGAATATGACAGCTGCAATAAAAACGAGACAGCATTCGACCTTTTCAAAAAAGCTTCTGTCGGTTATGTCTCTCCTGAAAATAAGATCGCCCATTTTCTCCTCCTAAAAATGTTTCGGTTTTATAGAATACTCTATTACGATACAGGGGACGCCGTTATTGGTTATCTTGGAGGTATATTTCACCTCCAGCATCCCATAATCGAACGTCCATCCAATTTCTTCTCCCCCATCGATTCGCTCTAAGCCCAATTCATCATAGAACGAGTTTAGCGACAAATACATATCGCCGCCCAATAAAGCATGGTTAAGATCGTTTTGCGCTTTCTTAACCTTTTCCATATCACTCTCAAAATATCGTCCTGACCAAGAATCGTAAAATAAAGTACTCCCTTTCCCAGTCAAAACAATCTCTTTGGGAGGATTTCTGTCAAGACGATCTTGTACAATTTCTTCTCTTATCTTCCTTTCTTTGTTTTCGCCAATTATCTCAACTACCTTCTCTTGGTACTCCTTTAGCGCTGCCTCGCTTACTGTGTAGAGTCCAGCAATCGCCGCATTTCGACGCAGATTAATCGAATGGGCAGAAATTATGCAAACTACTGTTCCCACACCCATAAGGGCACTGGGAATATAGCATTTCCAGGACGCTTTGACGGTGTCTAATTTGGTAAACTCCTTTTTTGGATCATTTTCTTTCTTTGCTTGCTCTATAAGAAAGAGAGCTCTAGGAGTCGCTCTAACCGCTAAAATAGCAGTTGTTACAACTCCGCTAACCCCAAGGACTGTTAGGATTGTAGGAGACTCCCTTTCTATTCCCCTTACAACTGCTTTTAAAATGGTTCCTAACGTCATTTTTTCTCCTTTTTAAACTCCAAAATTAGTTTATTCAATTCTAATTCTAATTTTTTCATATCCTCTTCGTAATATTCTAATAGTTCAACAAATGAACTATTATATACATCTTTATTTCTGTTTTGAAATCGATGATTCCAATTATCAATTTTATTCATTAAGCGTTCAAGATTTAATGAAATATTTTCAATCTTTCTTAAAATGATTTCATCATTCATTTCTAAAAGGATATTCTGATGTTCATCCATAACTTCCTTTTCTCCTAATAACGCCTTGGCGAAAAATTTATCAATTTTCCAATCTTCTCCATCTTTAGCCACCATTTTTTCCTCCTTTCAAGAAAAAGAAAGGGCAGCCTTGTTGACTGCCCAGGTCACCTCAGGACGTTTCTATCCTTTTGGATTCGCCACACCCTGAATCGCCGGGGTGGACCTCGCGGAGAGAATCCTCACAAGATCGGATAAATTTGTATGCTAGAGCCCATGGATCAATAATCCTGTTGAACTCTTCAAGAGAAAAAGCCTGATTATATTCCGTATTTCCCTTGACCCAGCCTAAATATACAATCTTATTATCCAATCTCGTAAATAAATGCCCACCAAGTTTTTTCTCGATCAACCTGGTGATTTTCTCTATAGTTTCGAAATAATGTAACACATCAATAACTATCCCATCTACAAATGCGGTATAGTCCTCAAAAATTGGCATTTTTCCTCCTTTATTTCTTATCTTCTTCATCCTCAATAATCATTTTTATTATGCTTATGAATTCGCCTGGGCTTATACGTTTACTCAAGAGTGCCTGAGAGGCTTTATGCATCCATAGTACGTCCAGCGCCTTCTTTGATCCTTGGTACCAAATGATCAAGCCATGATTAGATGAGTCAAATACCTCTGATCCACGTTCGCCATCGGCGAACGTTACCACGACAGGTCGATCTCGACGCCCCGATTTTAACCACCCCCAGCACATCTCCGAGTAGTAAAAATTATAGTCATCTGGAGGAGTTCCTGTCCTAATTTCATAATTTCCTTCTGAATAAGCTTTCTTAATTCTCCAAAAGTGAATCCATTCTTTAAATTCAGCAATTGCTTCCTCAGATCCCCATCCGATCGTTTCCAAACTATAATTATATTTTGGATCGATTATAAGAGATCGTATAACTTTCTCGTCCATATTATTTTCTCCTTTCAAGAGTATTAAAAATTTAGAAAAAAAATAGAGAATACACAACAGTATTCTCTACTATAACACGTGTTTTTTCCGCGAGGTTTTACGAAATTGACCCTCGGGGTATTTTTGCCAAATTAACTCCAAGGTATATTTTTCAAAGGATCGCTACAAAGTTCGAAATTTCCTGCCAAACCCTTTAATGTCTTTACACCAGAATAATAACAGGTTGTTTCCAGCGCCGCTTTAATTTCAGTTATTACCTCATGAACAGTTTGATTTACATAAATTATTTCAGATTTCCCCTCGACAAAGAATTCCGTTTTTCGATTTCGCCGTAAGGCTGCAGAACTTGCCATACCACTATAAATACCGTCATTTTCAGCCTCCCTAGTGCTTGCTAGCATTCTTCCTAGCATAACATAGGAAGCACCCAAAGCAAAGGCTTTTGCTATATCCCCAGTATTTCTATGACCCCCATCGGAAATAATTAACGCGTCATTTTTAAACTCAGAATGAATTTCACGAATTGCCTTATATTGTGGACGTCCAACACCAGTAACGAGTCTAGTTGTGCATACGCTCCCAGACCCAATACCTACTCTTAGATGCTTAATCCCAAGTTTCAAATAGTCCTCTGCAGCATCTCTGGTTACTATATTCCCACTAATAACATTCCATCCCATTTTTACAAGTTCGAAGGAATAATCTAAATTCCTTCGAGTGTGGCCATGCGCCACATCCAATACTGCTATATTATAATCCATAGAGTATTTTTCTAAAAAATCTAATGGAATGCTAGGAGATACGGCAATAGCACCGTATTCACTGGCTTCCAATAATGTTGCTAGAGAACAGTAACGGTGATGAACACCGAGACATTTCTCTTCAATAAGAGCTTTAAGCATTGGAAGTTTGGACACGGTATCCATTGGCGATGAAAGCACTGGAACACTCAATGGAATGTTAAATATATTTCCTGACAAATCTACGTCACCTCGTTCAATATTGCTATATTGTGGTAAAATATAAACATCATCAAAATCGTTCATCATAATCTCCTTTTATTTAAACTTTTGAAAAAAAGAAGCCTATTCGGCTTCAATTTCTATTTAACTTCTTTTTATAAAGATATTCTATAGCATTAAAATACTCTTTTGTATTTATTGGAGTTTCTTTTAAATGGTTTCCTAAAATTTCTTCATAGAATGCTATTGCCATTTTATGCTTCGACTTCCCGTTTTCAATATTACTTATAGTTTGCTTTGTGCAATGCATCTCACGAGCAATATCTTCCAAACTTAAACCTAAATGCAATCTTATGGCTTTAAAATATTTTATGTCAATCATTTTTTTCTCCTTTAGAAACTCTCTATTATAATCATTGTAATTTCTACGAGGAGAAAAAAGAGGAGTCCATGTTTTAGACTCCTCCTTTTAAAACTTTATTTACTACAAGAATTTTTTCAATCCCAAAACCATTTGAAATGCTTTCGAGGTTATCACGTTGATTTCCTCGTGGCGTAAAACAGCCAGTAATTCAAAAATACTTGCAACTACCACTAGTACCTCTGCGGCTTCTATGAAGCTCGCTTTTTTCTTACTTCGAGCTTCATATAACTCCTTCAAGTTTCTTGTGGCAACTGAATATTCTTCTTTATCCGGCTCATGATTCGCCATAAATCTTAATATGTGATCAATCTCGTCTTCTATTCTCGGGATTTTCTTTTTATTCATGATTTTATTCTCCTTAATAAAGTTTTTTCCTTCATTATAGCCCATGTTTATTATGCGAAGGAGAAAATTACGTCGGAGAAACACCACTATTTAATTTATTATATTGAGAAGTGCTAATACCTAGGAATATACCTAAGAAAGTATCAATTAGAGTGATCGTACCCACAATTTCCTCAGAATATGGTAAACTCCAGATAGAGGAAAGTGCAAAATATAGTGTGCCAAGGGCAGGAAGAACTACTTGGACGATCCAATAAAAGATATCGTATGTAGTACTTTTCATTGCAAAAACAGATTTTGAGGAGGCAGTTTGTTCCATAATTTCTGGCATTTGAGCTTGCACATATTTATCAGATTGCTTCTTATTATATTGAATCAAACTAATACCGAGCAATGCTCCTAGAAAAGCATCAACTGCTAAGATTGTACCTACGACTTGTTCAGAATATGGTAAACCCCAAATTGCCGATAGACCATAATATAAACTTGCAAGAGCAGGAAGAACGTATTGCGCCAAAAATTTTAAAACGTCATAGACTTTATTACTAAACATGATAATCTCCTTTTTATAAATCTTTATCATTTTCTAGTTCATTAGGAGGAATAGTAAAAACTGGTTCTGCCCCTAATGATTTTACTTGAGTAATCAATTGATCAACACCTTGCTCAAGATGCCGAATCCGTTTTCCTTGTCTATCTATCCTTTGTTCGGCTGCTTTTAACCTTTCTTGAAATTGTTCAGAATCTTTTTGATATCGAGCCTCCATTTTATCAATTCTTATTTGAAGATCTTCAACTAATCTATCATACGCCATTGCAACTTTTTCCGCGGCGCTACCTTCTTCTGTTAAGGTTTCTGCTTTCTTTTTACGTTCAGTTTTCCATGCTGCTATTGCTGAGATTAATGCTGGAACTCCAGAAATAATCGATGGAATAATTATAATAAGCAATATTTCAAGGGGATCGAGAGCATAATCAGTCATGTTTTTTTCTTCCAAAAATCAAAGATAGAATAAATACCAACACAAGAGCTGTTATAACCCCATGAAATCTAAGAATAGCGCTCCAAAAGGTCATAGTTTCATTATTAAGTATATGACCTGTTAATTGAGAAAAGCTTATAAGACCATAAAATACTGAAAAATGTAAACCATAAGCCGCAAGAGGAAAAGTTACAAACCATGGAAAAATTTTAATTAGCAGAAAATATACTGAGCTAAGTAATAAACTTAATCCACAGAAAAGTAATAGAAGATTAAAAAAAGATGGAATATAAAAAGCTGGAGTCATATATCACTCCTTTTAATCGAAACCATAAAGACTGAAAACACTACCAGCACGAGGTTTATATCCTCCGGATACGTTACCATTAAGTCTATTAATCGCTGTTACTTGATTCCAATAAGAATGAGATAATATTAAACCCGTTGAATAACTACTAAACCAGTGCGCATAATGAATAGCTGACTTATAAAATGTAGTTCCTTTATAATTAGGAAATACAACCAAACCAGATCCAGTAGTCAAAAATCCAGCATTTTGAGCTGGTAAAATTCCACCGAACAGACCATAGGCATGAGGATTTGATACTCCCCAATTCCAAACATCCTGGGTGGCCGTTTTTAACCACAAGGTAGTATAATAATGGGCAGAAGTGTCATTATTTACTATATAATAAATAGAATCCAACGCAGATGTAAGTCTGGTAGAAAGACCATTATATATAAGAAATAAATGAGTAAAATCTGTTGGTATTGAGGACCAATCCGGAACATTTGCTCCGTCACCTACAAATTCTCCAATTTTCTTAAATTTCTGTCCAGATGCCATTTTAACCAATGTTATTAACCCATCTTCTAATCCAGCAGTAGGTATTAATGTTTGTAAAGGATCAGAATGATCATGTTCTAGAATTTGAGCTTGTAAATTAGCTGCTTGATTTTCGTCCAATTCATCTTGTAAAAATTGGAACCAAACTTCAAAATCATCTTGCCACTGAGCAACTATAACATCGATATCAAGCGTTTCTAAAATTCCAGTTACAAAAGGACAATCAGAGGATCCGACCCTATACATAATATCTCCAACAAGAATCGAAGTAACACCATTACCAACAAATACGTCTGCTAGAGGATATTGATTAACTTCGGAAGTATGAGTTAATGTTGGAGGAACTGGTGAAGATCCGGCAGTTCCCTTAATAACTTTAAGAGAGTTTGCTCGAACACCACTATTAGAATTAGTCTCAATAACAACAGTATCAATTCTATCTAATGTTGCATGAGCAGTATCTATTGTTAAGTTAAAAAGGGAATCGTTATATGTCCAAGTATGATCAAACCATGCTCGTCCTATACCTACACTAACTTGCATTCCCGTTCCTGGACTAACAGCAAAGGCAGAACCTATTGACATAAAAACGCCATCATTGATGATAGAATCTAATAACGCTGAAAATTGCAAAGCTGTATATGTTCTATCACCAGTAACCGAGTCATAAAATCCATATGTTAAAGACATAATATTCTCCTATCCAAATTTACCTAAAGAATAAATAAATGAAAATTTATCAAAATATATCTCTTCGAAAACTCCATCAAACATTTCATTTTTTCTTGCTAATATAATACTTTCACTAATATCTTTAGGACATTGCACTGTTATTTTCTTTGCAAGGGTAATACTTTCATCCACTATTATCCCTTCACGAACATAGGAAAATATTGGATAAAATTTAATTCCAGATCCATCTTCGCAACGAACAATTTCTATAACCCTTGATTTTCCTTCATAACCATATTCGTTACTTACTTGTAATACATCTCCAAGAAAAAAATCGGTTCCATAAACAAATTCACTAGTAGGATCTACTTCACTAGCAAACGTTTGAACAACTATATTTTTCGAAAGTTCTTCTAATCCTTTTTGATTTAGTTGATCAATTAATTCTTCATATGAAAGGGGAAAACCATATGGATCTACAGCAGATACATTTTGAGCATCTAAAAACATTTCTCTTCTAACAATATCTTGTATTGTGTGAGCAGAAGGATCTGTTTCTAAAGCTATTTGAGCATTTCCAACCCCTTTTTCTCCAGCAACAAGAACTGCTGTTTTTAAAAGTCTGTTTGACGTTATATATTCTGAATTTTTAAGATTTTCAAAATCAGGAGAGAAAATAACATAGGGATTATTAACTTGATTATAAGATCTATCAATTCCAGAATACAATTTAAATACATATTTTCCTTCGTCGTTCAAAGTCATTTTAAAACCAATATTGTTAGAATAACAAAGATCTACAATCGAATTATATATACTATTACCCCAATATTGACTTGAAATAATAATAGAAAGAACTATTGGATCGGTTGAATGCTCAAATATCATATTTGAAAATTTTCTATAATTGTCTGCAGGATTTATAACATGCATATTTAATAATGTAAAAATAGCATATTGAATAGGTTCTTCATCAAAGAATATAGGTTCCCAAATAATTCTCCTATCTAAAATGCTTTCTAGAGATCTTCCTTTTACAACTACTTTATTTCCATCAACAGGATCTGTTTTTATATGAAGATCCTCAATTACCATAATATGCTCCGATTCCTTAATGGAGGCATATAATCCTTGAGTTAATATTGAGATATTATATTGAGTAGGTACTGTTAATAATTCAAAATCGCCAGCTTCAAAATATCTATCAGTCCATATAAGGGATTCAAATACGTCAATAATTCCTACGTTTTCAAAGTTAACGTCCAAAACCATTAATTCCATATTTAAATCCCTTCATAGGCAAGTTGATAATGAAGTTTTACTTGAAGATTTAACCCACCAGTTTCTGCTTCATATGTAAAAATATTATCGCCTTTTGTTAATTGGAACCAGTCCGGATATTTTTCAAGACAGTTAAGTATGTTAATTGTTTCACCATCTCTAAATAAATGAGCATATTTATCACCTTTAACCGTCGATATAATAATATCATCCCCAGCATGAATTCCTTCACCAGTTAGAGCCACAAGACGATCAGTATCTATTTTTATATCTTCAGACGGTAAAGGTTCAATTTTATAAATAGTTACATTCTCAGCATCTCCAATGGCATGAATTGTTGCAATTACTCCAATATCAACATCTCCATTATAATAAATATTTCTTGTAAAAAGATTATCAATTTCTGAGAATTCCAAAGTTGCTGATCCATAAGGATTTGAAAATGGAAATTCGAATAAAGGAATTCTAGATCCAAACGCTATTTCATTTATTTCTTCCCCTAATAAATATGAAAATGGACACACAATAGATATAATAGTTCCCTCATTAGCACTAAAAATATTTGGAGTATTCGATTCTACATAACCATAAACTTCTGAAGTGCGATTATCCGTATCAAAAACCATTTTAATACGTTTCTTTAACGGAAAATATTTATAACTTTTTTGTCTAATATCTTCAATAGTAATCCCAGACGTATTTTCTCCAGTTAGTTCCCCTCCCTCTATTTGAGGATCTGGGGCAGGTGGTGTAGGTTCAAGCACAATACTTCTCCAAGGAGTTACAAAAGTAATACCAAAAACTATATTTCTTGTTTGAGCTCTAGCCGAATTATAAAAAGATCCATCCATTAAGGACATTTCTGTTACTTCAATATTGGCTTTTGGAGGACCTAAACCATCAATATATTGAATAAGGAACCCGGAGGGTACCGGGTCCCTTAAGTCAATTAAAATAGATTCGTTTAAATGATTGGTAATAGTTACGGAATTTATCATTTGCTTATGACCAATCCTTTCAACATTAATAACTGATTTCTAGTATCTTTATAGATATCAAATGAAGATAAAGCCTTAGGTGAATTGTTAGTTTGATTAAAGGTTATGACTGTATTTGGATTTGGATTTATCATTCTTTCCCCGGAGCCATTTTGTTGTGACATTTTTCCGGAGACAGAAGCCAACCTATTCATACTCTCTGACAATTTAATTCCTTTATTAATAAACATCCTATCTATAGCTCTACTTCCATTTTGAAGATCTGTTAAATCTAGTATAGGAGTAATCGTTGGATACTGATTTATGTCAGCATTAAGAGCGTCGTTAATACGTCTAATCGCTCTACTCATACCCGATACAGCTCTATCACCAAGATCTTCAGTAGCATCTTTGATACTATTAGCACGATCTCTTAAACCAATAAGCAATCCCTTAATTACTTGAATACCTATCGCTATCATTACTTTTGATGGAGAGGTAATACCGAGTAATGTTTTAAGAGCGCCAATAATTGAACTACCTATATTACCAATAGCTGCAACAATAGCATTTACACCACCTAAAAGACCATCTGTAAGTCCTTTAATTATTGCACTTGCAAGTCTTCCTACAGCAGCGGTTAAATCGGGACCACTAGTTTCAATAGCCGCAGCTATTCCATCAATAAAACTAATTATAAAATCTACACCGGATTGAATAATTTTAGGTAATTCAAGAGCTAAAGCATCAAGAAATTCAGTAATTATTTCACCAACAACAATTACAACCTCTCCAATATTATCTCGAATACCTTTTAAGAATCCTAATAAGATATCAAAAGCTGATTGAGTAAAATCTGGTATACTCGCAGCTAATGATTTAAGAAGTTCGGCTATTAGAAATAAAAATGCATCAATTGCTGGTGGCACATTATCTCTAATAAGTTGAATAAGACCTGTTAGTACTACTTGAAGAGCTTCTACAACATCTGGAACGGAGTCAATAATAACCTTACAAATCGTTTCTATAAGTACTATTAAAGCTTCTCCAAAAACTGGAGCCGCTCCAATAATTAACTCTGAAAATAATTTAAGTCCTTCTACTATAGCAGTTATTACCATTGGAACAATTCCAAGTAGCACACCTACTATAGCAACCAAGGCAGTAGCCCCAGCTACACCAGATACAGCTAAAGCTGCCAACCCCATAGAAAATAGTAATATACCCCCACCTATTAATGCGATGGCGGCACCAAGTAACATAATGGCAATACCTAATCCTAATAGAGTGGGGACAGTAGGAGTTAAAAGAGCTCCCGCTATACCAAGAATAATAAACACTCCTGCAAGGGCACCCAATGCTAACGCTATCTCAGTAAGACCCATACCCCCCAGTGTTTTTAATACTGGGGTAAGTATTGCTAAGGCTCCTGCTACAACAACTAATGCTAGAGCTCCACCAATACTAGTTTGCATGGCGTACATAGCAACACCAATTATAAGAAATGCGCCAGCCAGAGTAGCCAAGCCTTTTGCTATCTCTTCCCAAGTCATTTTTGACATGAGTGTTAGGGAATTAGCTAAAATATAAATTGCGCCTGCAATTATAACTAAGGAAACAGCTACAAATGGAATATTCTTAGGCATAAGATTCACGGCGAGAACTATAGCCAATAAAGCACCAGCTATCCCAGCTAAACCTTTTCCTATCTCTTCCCAAGTCATTTTTCCTAAAATCTCTATGGCTTTGGTAAATATAAGTATAGCTCCACCTAGAATAGTCATAGCAATGGCAGTTGCCATTACCTTTTTGCTATCTCCCGTCAAGAGAATAAATAATCCTAATTCGGCTAATATAGCTCCCATCGCTATCAAACCTTGCTTTAGAACGCCAATATCCATTTCTCCAAATTTTTCTACGGATATACTCAATACTAATAAGGCCGCTGCGAAAGCAAGAATTCCTAATCCACCACCAATTCCAAACTTTCCACTTAATTGGGTAAAAGCAGCAAGTTCGGCCATTAATATGCCTATACTAACTAATCCTTTTTGCAAAACGTCAACATCAATATTTCCCAATTCTTTAACGACGTCGACTATAATTTTAAGAGCGACGCCAAATAACATAAGACTAATAGCACTAGCTGCAAAACCCTTTGCACCGGACATTGTGCGAGAAAGAGCAACAACACCCGCAGATATAGCTCCTAAGGATAGAAGACCATTATTTAATTCTTCTTTATCCATTGTGGATAATACTTTTATAGCTCCAGAAATCAGTAAAATAGCTGTAGACATAGCCATTAAACTTATAGCTAAGCCCATGGCACCACCTACTGCTCCACCAGTGCCCTGACCAAGGAGTTGCATTGAAAGTACTAGATCTGCAAATAAGGCAGTTACAGAAGCAAGAGCCGTTGTAAGTTTCTTAGAATCTATTAATGATATTACAAGTAATGAAGCAGCTAAAACACCAACAGCAATAGCTATATTTAATAAAGTCTTTGATTTTAGATTTTGCTGATAGGCTTGTAGACTAGCTCTAACATCGTCTAAAACTCCAGATATACCTTGAAACATGTTCTCGATACTACCAAGAGTACTAGTTCCTTTGGTTACAAATTTCTGAAGTGCTAATATAAATGCGCCAAGGAATCCAGCATTTAGTGCATCAAATAGATTACTAAAATCGAGTGTTGAAACAGCATCAAAAATGGCAGTACCAAGACCACCTAATATTTTTCCAATCCAACTACCTAATCCAACAAGAATAGGAGCAGATTTTTCTAATAACTTTATTAAACCGCCTATTACAACAGCAACAACTTTTACTAAAGTTTCCAAAGGAGCAAAACGAATTTTAATCTTCTCAAAGAAATCAGTTATTCCACTGGTGTTTACACTGCCAAAAGTAAAGGCGTCTTTAATCTTTACTTTAAAAGATTCAAATGCTTCTTTAAGTTTATCAAACTCCGTTCTAATTTTACTAACAACTTCGGCAACTTTGTCTTGAAAGGTCGCAATTGCAGATTTTATATTTTCTATGCCTTTTACAAAGGTGTTCCCTGCTTTAAGTGCATCTCTAAGATTTAAAATCCATTCGGCAATTCTAACAACGTTATCAAATAAAGACTTTCCTAAGGATTCTATTCCACCGCCAATAGCTCTTTTATCAAATAGACCAAAGAAAGCAGTAAGAGCCATTATTGCAATATCAAAAATAGCAAAGAAACCCTTAAAAATAGTCTTTACCTTTTCAATAGTTTCTCCTCCCATTTTGAGGTTGTGAGCAAACAACATTAAACTAAAACTTATGTCATAAAGTTTCTTACCCCAGTTAACCTCAGTTGGAAAGATCTCTTTAAAAGCATCTTTAATCGGTGCAACCGCAACGACTATTGCTTCAAATGTTTTCCTAATAGCAGCTATAACTAAAGTTCTTCCACCTAAATCTTTCCAAGTTTGTAATATTTCATTACGAACATCTGAAGATCTAGTAATAATTCCACCAAACATATCGCTAAGATAAGTAAAGAATGTTTTAGCTTCTTGAAAATCACCAACAACAATTTTCCAAGTTTGTGCCCATCCAGATCCTAGTGCTTCCTTTAAAGTGTCTTTTAATTGTGTTAATGTTTTAACTTTAGTTGCCGCGTCATTAGCAGTTTGACCAAGTTTCAAAATTCCAGCTATCTGGTCTTCAGTATATCCCATTGTTTCTAATTGGGCAGCTGTAAGATCTCCGGTAAATTTTGATAAGGTCTCGGTTAAAATTTCACTTGTTAACCAACCCTCTTGCAAGGTATTTCTAAAACTGCCCTCACGCTTTATCATATTATCAATAGCAATACCATGAAGACGAGCAGTTTCTTTAAGAGCGTCTTGAAATACTTGACCACCCATACCAGCATTTACTACAGAGTTCCAGTCCATTAATTTAACAGTACCAGAAGCTAATGCTTGAGATAACTGATACATCGCGACAGCTGCTTGCTGTGAATTTGAACCAGAAACAGCAGCTAAGTTAGCAATACCTTTAATAGCATCTGCTGAGGTTTTCAAATCAATACCCGCAGCAGTAAAGGTGCCTATATTTTTCGTCATTTCTGAGAAATTATAAATAGTTTTGTCAGCATATGTATTTAATTCATCCAATACAGCATTAACTTCATCCATAGTAGTGCCTTTGGAAGCCGTATTTGCCATAATTGTCTGAATAGCATTCATTTGAGTTTCATATTCTGCAAAACCTGTTTTAGCTGGGCCAGTTATTGCTTGCCACATCTTATGCCCAAATTCCATAGCTTTATTCGTAAGATTTTGCAAAATGGTCATACCAATAATACCAAAAGTGGAAAATCTATTTTGTAGACTTTGAACACCATCGGCTATAGGTCCCAAATTAAAAGCTCTTCCGGCACTAGCTAAATTTGCTAAACTTCTAGCTGATTCATCTAATTGCAAACCCTTTTTTAGAGCGTTGAGTGATTCTATACTTTGCTTTGTTCCAGCTTCAAATTGCTTATTATCAAATCCTAAACCAACAACTCTATTATCAACTGTACTACTCATAAATTAGATACCTCCTTCCATATAGCCTCCGCAAGTTCATCAAATATGGGTTTCATAGCAGGATTAATATAATCCATTCCTTGAACATATCCACCAGTTCCAGTTCCATGCCCATATTGAATAAGTATCGCGGGCATAATACCATTTTCTTCATGTCTATTAAACCAGGCTATCGAGTAACCATTTTTAGTTATTTCAATATTATAATCCCATGAAGAAGCTGTTATTCCGGTATCTTTTGGAGTCGCAGAACTAAGAGCTGCAACTCCTTTCTTTCCATAACTACTAAGAATAGAATGCAGTCTAAGATTTTGCGCTTTATTTAAAAATCTCTCCGTATTACGAAAATCTCCACTATGTTTAATAGTAATCATGTTAACCTGTCGTATTCAATTGAGCTTTACGAGCCTCATTAAGTGCAGCATTACGTGAAAGAAGTTCTTTTCTCCCAATCTTTCCTTTAGGCTGATTCTTAATATTACAAACATTAATTAGAGTAAGTAATCTATTAAGATGCCATTTTTGGCATTCAAAAGGTATATTAAATAATATCATCCAATAATAAATAATTTCTGCTGTTATAATTTGTCTATTAATTGTTTTCTTTTGATCAGAAAACGTTGTTGCTGTCATTGGTGCATCAATATAAGAATTTACTTCTTTCATATTTTCATTAGTAAGACAATAATATATATCAAAATCGACATTTTGAGTTATTGTCATACAACGAATATAATCAATAACTTCTTCTGACGTTTTTTCAGTGTTGGACATAAATGGCTTACACCACTTAGATTCCCATTTCGATAAGGAGACTAGAGAGTGCTCTAACTGCAAAATTTGTTCTTTAGTTTTAACAAATTGGGACGTTCTCTCATTCCACAATTCAGTAGCTGGAATAGTTATAGTCAGCATCTCTAGTCTCCTTATAAGTTTTATGATTTAGGCGGAGGATTTTCCATAACAGGAACTACGCCATTAATGAACGCACTCGCTGCTTCTGCCGATGTACTTAATTCCATGAAGAGATCGCTATAGGCTTGAGTTTGAGTGAAAGCTTTGCTAAGTTCTTCGCTTTTTACAAAGCGTTTACCATCTTCACTTTTCTCACCATAAGATCTGGCAATAACATCCTTAAAGAGTCTAATAATTTCTTCTCCGTTCTCGGCTGCTACTATGGCATTAATCTTCTCGGCTAATCCACCTTTTGTGGATAATTCCATCTCGGCAAGTTCAGCTTTTGTTAGATTAAAATAGAACGTCTCAGTTCTTTCTACCCCATCAAAGTCCACATAAGTCATTGTTTTCTTAAGCATAAAAAACTCCTTTCAAAATTTTTAGTTTGTTTCAATAGTTATTAAATTATATGAACTAGCACAAAGGTTTTCCTCAATACATCCCTTTGCATCTCTCCACCCCTTAGCAAAATATGCAACATCTGCTTTTGCTAATAAAAGTATACTTTGACCAAGATACCAAATATCACGATTTACATCATTAGGAGGATCTTGTTTAATAATAGAATCGATTAGAACCATTTTTTCTCTAGGAAACATTTCTTTTACTTCCTTGAAAGCTTGAGCTCTTACCTCTTCAATTTCTATCTTTGTCTTTCCTTTCATAGGTTGACTAATAAATAGTTTCATCATATCTCCTCCTAAAATATAGGAGCCCTGACAATATTATCAAGGCTCCTATTTTTAATAAATGAAAATTAGGTAGTCTCTAACAAAGTTTTCACTGCCGCAGGCAATGGTAGATTGGCAACACCAGCCCCAGAATCGCCAAACAACTCATCTTCCAAAGCTGCTAGACCATTTACAGTAGCTTTTGTTGAATCAACAACGATTAAACTTACAGGCTGAAAACCGGTGAAAGAGGCAGGAGTACTAGTAACCTCCCAACTAAAAGTAAGCGCCTCAGGAGAATCATTCACGGAATTATATGCCTTCTCAGATGGAGAAGCTAGCAAACCATAGATAAGATGGAGTTTATAACCAAGATCTTGTCCACCAACATCATTACCCAATTTAGTCCTATATACTAGGCCAAATTGGCTACGAGGTTGCTGATAAGCATAACCACCTTTATCAGTAGAAATTTCTTTCGATCCATCACACGCATAAAATTCTTCTGGGAACGTATAAGCTTCAAGCGTGGCACCAAAAGTTTCAGTAGACATCAAAGTTAAATACTTAATATTATCTGCATAAATGCTTGTTGGTTCACCACCAGCAGGACTCTCCGTGACACTGATCAAACCGTTCCATGGAACGCCTAAAGGATAGTTACCACTACCATCCATTACATACAAAACACCCTTATCAATACCGGTTTCAAAATAACGTTTACCAGTATCATCCCAAACTAGTTTCGTCATGTTAAAATATCCTTTCAATAATAGATTATAAAAATATAGTGATTGAGATTATCATTAACAAAGTGCCTATCAAATAAACATTTTTCCAAAGATGCAACTTTGTCAACTATTAAACTATCCGGATCCCTATCTATAACGGTTAGAGAATATCGTTTTTCGAGTTTATATGGAACATTATTTGCAAATAATGTATCAATATCATCAAGATTATAAACAATACATGGATAGTTCATTTGAAAAGTGGGAGGAGGTTGGAAATATACATTCCTAGAACCCAATAATGTTTCAAGAAGTGTTTGGAAATCGGCTCTAGTTCCCATTATTATACACTCCTCCCACCGTTAAAATAATACGTGGCCTCTGAATTTCAAAAGAACTTATTTTCCAAGAGGTACCATTTATTTTTAAATAGCGCATATTGTGAGAGTTATTAACAGCAAATTCGTCAGCGATTATGCTAAAACGGTTATCAATTGTTAAATTTTCATTAACTTTTTCAGCATTTTCCCAACGTTTTGTATTACGAAGAATATCTCCACTGCAGGGACGCTCCGTAACAACCTCAATCCATGCGCCTGGCGCAGTTTCGCTTTCTTCAACTTCAGCATAACCTATAAAACCGTGAAACTTTGCCATATTAGAACTCCTTAATATTATGCCTGGGCGCGTTCAATAACCAAAGCAGACTTAGGCAGAGTCAAAGCACCAGAAATACGAGTTTCGATCAAATATTTGTATTGATTGTAATCAATATCGAAATCGTCAAACATACTAACGGCACCACCCTTATCTGCACCGATAGTATAATCATAAAGATTAACAATAAGACCAAGCAGATCATATTCAAGGGTGTCTGTACGATGTAGACCTTCCATAACTGGAACTTCAACAATACGAGAAACACGAAGAACAGCAGCCAAATCGGCTTCAGTCTTGTAAATACGATATCCCAGAGTATCTTTGATCAAGAGCATTTCGCTCAAGAAAGAAGGACTAGTGAACAGGACAGGATTCCCGGATCCTTTATAATTAACACGAGCTGCGGTGATCTTGTCAATAACTTCTTCCGGCAGATTGTCGGTAGAAGGCAATTTAACATGATGAGCATATAGATCGCTATCGGTCCAGATGGGACGAACACAAGTTTCGTCAATTTTATCTTCTGAGACACCAGAACGACCATCACCAACCAATACGGCACGAGCAATTTCCTCGTCCAACATAACACGCATTTCTGCTTTCAGCCAGGCAACGATATCCATATCAGTAATATCAAGAATATCATTACGATCAAGCTTCTGCTTCTTATAAATCGTAGTTGGGCTAGTAGTACGCTTCAAAAGACCGAAAACTTCATCTTTCTTCAACTCTCCCGTAACATAACCCATGGCACGAGCCGTGTCAACCGTAATATCCGCGTAAACGGACTTAATACGTGAGAATGGAGTATGGCGAGTTCCCTGGATAACTGGAGCTACCCAAGTAGTTTCGCGTTTCAAAAATGCGGGTTGACCTTCTACCAGACGAGCATCTGGGAACAAATAGTCAATATTATCAATACCGTAAGTTCCAGCATGTGCTAAAATTGATTGCTTTAATGATCCATATTTAAAGGCATCAGTAGTAATCTCTTTAAATTGATCCCCAGTAAGATACACCCGAGGACTGCCAGCTGATACGTCAAAAACGTTGTTTTTCATTATACCAATATCTCCTTCATGAGTTAAAATATTATCGTCAGCATCGGATTGCTGAGCTTCTTCTTCATCTTCTTCGCCCTCTACTAGGGCTCCAACAATTGCATAAACTGCCGTCTTTTGTTTCTCACTTAAAGTGTTAAAAACATCCTCGACGGTTTCATCATCACTATCATCAGCATGTTTAATTGGTTCAATAGGTTTTTCTTCCATAGGTTTTTCCATAGGTTTTTCTTCTTGAGCTTCTAATTCTAAACCAGTATAAATAATAGCCTCTTCTAAATCGGTAGTAATACTTCCGTCACCATGTTCGAAGGCTAAATTATCGATAACAGCTCCTGGATTTGCTCCAGCCATAACGAGACTTACTTCACGAATCATACCATGAATAACATTTTTAGCTTTCTCAACAAGTTGATTCGCATAAATTGATAAATATGCAATATCACCATGCTTAACTAGAAGTTTTGCATTCTTACCAGACTCAGTTTCATTAAAAGTACAATAAGCATAAACTCCATCTTCGCGATTTTCAAGTAAAGCATGGCCAAGAACATTTGATGGTTCACTATGCTGATGCTGCCAAACTAATGGTACAGTCGTGCCGTCATTATCTCTAAAGGCATCCCTTAAAATAACACGACCATCAGTACATTTAAGACCATTTTTAGTGGCATAACCACCAAAATCAAACTTAGCGTCAGTCATTTAAAATAAACTCCTTCCATTTTGATTATTTTCAGAATCTTCCTCTAACTGTTCAGGTTGACCCTCTTCTGGTTTGTCCTGTTCGGGTCGATTAAGATTCTTATTACGTAATTCTTCTGCACCAGGATCTTTACTAGGTTTACGACCGACTATTTGTCGAATCTCATTAGATGTAAGAATTTCATTCCTTGTAAACTTATCTGCTATATCAGCAATCTGACTAACAGGAACAAGTTTGAAAGGATCTCTAACAGCCATAATAGATTGACCCTGGGTTCTACCTGTTTTTGTTATGAAGACACGTTTCATTCCATCTATAATTGCAGAAAGGAACGGTTCAATGGAACGGTTATAATAATTTATCATCTCTTTTTCATCCGCAGTACCGTCAAAGACAGCTTTTGTTAAACCTAACTGGCTATATAGCATACTCGTTAGAAACTCAATTTGTCCCATCAGGTTATTCTCTGCAGGTCTATTTAGTTGTGTAACCTTTTCCGTACCATCAGTATAGGCAATACCATACTTTGATCCCATTAACTGAGCTTCAATATCGGCTCGCCTATTTTCTGCTTGCAATCTTCGCGCTTCGGTTTTAACTACATATGGTAATTGAATAATTAAATCCAATTTTCCTGATCCACTTTGATTATCTATTACATCTAGTAAATTTAATTTTGATATAAGACGTTGCAATGTTGAATTTGGTTGATTCATTATTGCATAAAGTGGATTTTCAATAATAGCGACCATAGATTTAGGAAGTGTAATTTCTTGCTTAAATCCGGTTATATCATTATATAAATTAATACGAACATGTTTGGGATACCATCCAAGAATTTTAGCTGTTCTTAATGTTATAATATCATAAGAGCCAGTAATTGCAGGATTTATGGTTGTATCAACAGGAACAATGGCAACACATCCCTCATCACAAAGTGACATTACTACATCTTGAATAAAAGCTCTACCAGTCTGATCTATATTTGCTTCTAATGTAAGACAATTATTAAGACCAGATTGTATAGTTTCTAAGTAGCGTCCATCCTCATCAAGGCGAACATGTTGAATGGGAATAGACGCTACATCAATACCAATCCTATTATATATCGAGGAAATGATTGACGTTTCTGTTCCAAGTCTTAGTCTATACAAATCTGGTCTTATGCTATATGCTGGTCCAAGTTCAAATGCTTGACTTTCGGTACCACGAAAGGCATTCCATGCATGTCTCAGTCTATCACCAAATGAATTTGGCATTACACACCACCTCCTTATTTAGAAATTTTAATCACCATACATAGTATGCCAATCTCACTATTAAATTAGAAAGCAGAACCAAGAGAAACGCGGCGCCAATTCTTATCTGCAACTCCATTATCAGCAACTGCGAAATATAGATAAGTTGTATCAATCATTGGCACACCATGAATACCAATAGTGCCATCAACACCAGATTGCAAATGATCATGCGAGAACACATTCGAACCAGAGGTGTATGTTTCTGAGCAAAGAATCGAATGGGCAGCAGTTCCTGCTACTTTAGCCGTGATTGGATAAACATCACCGGCCAAAGTTCCACAAACAACCTGGGTATGTGCAACATTATATCCATCAGTTCCATTAATGGCAGCTTTTGTGTTAGTTTGAGTGGCGGCTTTGTCAGCACCGATATTAATCTCGCCATCTTCATTTGCACCACTCGCCACATAAGTATACATCTTATTGCCGATGGTCATCGTATCACCAGCAGTTGCTTGAGCAGCAAGAGTTAAGGATACACTAGCTTCTACTGCATTTACGGGAGTGCCATAATATCCCATAAGACGCATTTGTTCATGAAATGCAATTTGATCTGCGTTGAATAACGCAAGGTCTGCTGCGGTTAAATCTGTAGCCATTTTTATATCTCCTATAATTTTATTTTAATTTTAATTTTGACGTACTGGGATAATTAACGGTTGGTTTAATTTTCTGCCATCACTGGCAATAATTCGACAAATTAATTGATAATCTTTATTATGTACACCACCTTCTACCCAAATAGTGCAAACGGTATCTTCATCATATGCAATACCCTGAATTGTTATAGCATTTTGGTTAGAAGATTTTTTAGTTAATTCTGATCCATCCGGAAATATCCATTCAACAGAAGTAATAGTACTTCCTTGTAATTCTCCGTGATCATGTTTACTACCATCATTAAGACCAGTTTCTATATCACACCAAATAACAAAATATGGTTCACTATTATTTGGATCTTTACTCGCAACAAGATATGTCATAATAATCTCCTTAGATCATGGTTATTCCTCCTTAAAATAGAAAGCCATTTATCTCTAAACACTAGACAAACGTTTATCTCTAAAGGGTATATGAATAGATTTATCTCTAAAAGGTACAAAAATAGATTTATTTCTAAAAAGAACTGCTACCGAATGATCGCCTAGAATATATATGTAAGGAAGCGATGGTTCTGCTATAACATATTTAAACTGATAAAGACTAATTTCATTACCAGCTATTAATAGTGTTACAAGAGTAACAAAATCTATTTTGTAAAGTCCAATATTTTCAAAAACTAGCGCATTATCATTTATGTTTAAATAATTAGTATATCCAAATTCAATATTTTCTAATACATATCTACTATCAAATATTCCTAATTCATTCGATCTTGATAGATTTACTAAATAATTTAAAATTAATTGATCATTACTATTTAATCCTTTGAGATAACTTAATGAAATATCATTATTAACATTAGAATTAGTAACACTAGTGATAGTAGCAAAGCGATCTAAGGAAGAAGAGACACTAATTATACTTGTTAAAGAACTACTCAATCCATCTGAACGAGCTAAATTAATATTAGCACTAGATATATTTTGATCAGTAATATTAATTCCGTTTAATCGACTAAGAAGAGAACTTTCACTAACATTACTTATTCCTTCTTGCAATATACTTATAGTATTATAACGTGCTAAAGTAATAACCTCAGCATACTGTCCTTGAGTTTCTTCAATTACTAATATAGTCTTTAATAATGAAAAACTTAAAGCATCATTAACAAAAACTTGTGAAACTGCTTCAATTCCTTTAATATTAAGAAGACTAACTATTTCTTGAAGATTAACTTGATCGCTTAGTAATATATCACTAGATCTTAAAAAGATTAAACTATCATAAACTGAAATAGTTTCTATTGCATTAATAGATAAAACAGTTCCAAGATTTATATTATCTAATATATCTAATTGATCAGAAGAAGATAATATTAAATTCTTTATTAAACTAATGCTTTCTTCTGTAACTGGACTATCAAGACTACTAATGCCTAATAATTTATTTAAACTAAATTCATCACTAATTATTATTTGGTCTAAGGAAATTATTAAATTTGATATTGAAAAACTTACTAAATCTTGAATAAAAACTTGATCAATACTAATAATATTTAATGATTTAATAAGAACTGAAGTATCTTGAATATTAACTTGATCGGATGAAATTATTCCAATGGACTTTGTTAAAATAACTGATTCTTCTACTGCTGGTTGTTTTTGAGTTACATAAAGTCTTTTTGATAAAGTGATTGACTCTTCAATAGCTGAACCCGTTTGCTCTACTACTACTAAATTTTCAAATATATTTAATAAAGAACTTTCATCAACTAAAATTGACGAATAAATATTTATTCCTTTTAACTTTAAAAGATTGATAAAATCTTGAATATCTGCTTGATTAGTTGATAATATCTCATTAAGTTTTGAAAGGAGTAAATTATCTTCTACTATTATCTGATCGGATGAAACTATTCCAGAAGATTTAGTTAGAATATAACTACCTTCTACTATTATCTGATCGGATGAAATTATTCCTGAAGATTTAGTTAGAATATAACTATCTTCTACTATTATCTGATCGGATGAAACTATTCCGGCAGATTTAGTTAGAATATAACTATCTGATATATATAATTGCTCAGAAAATGATACTCCTAAATTCTTTTCTAGACTAATAGATTCTTCTATTTCTTCTGATACTAAATAAGTTGCTCCAACTAACACCCATTTAACCGTTGATGGAGCTAGATAACTTACTGCATCAGTAGTAGTTTGAGGTACAATTCGATATTCTGAAGCACCTGTACAATAATTAACATCGGCTGATTTATAAATATTAGTAAAGAAAGTATCTTCAGTAATTATTTCAGAAGGTGGATCTTGTATCTGTCCACCACCGATAATAATACCTTCTCCATCAGTTGTTATATCTCCTGATGAGGGATAACCAGTATTTCCTTGACCAGAATTAGTACTATTACCAACAACTAAAGAACCAAGTCCGGAGTGTATTTCTGCAAGGGCTATTATAACTGCTTTATCTATAGTAACAGCTATTCTTATAGTACAACTACCAGAACCAGTAACATGTGCAGAATATATAGCTGCATGTCTAATATTTTCATTATGAGTAGCACTCTTTTCCATTGTAAATGAACCAAGAGTAGCAGTACCTGCTGATTTAGAAATATCTCCAAGAACAAAAGGAGTTTGATCAGTACCGGCACCCTTACCTACAATAATCACAATACGATTTCCAGCAGTAATATTGCTATCAAACGCTAAATCATAATAAGTATTTCCTGAAATAGTTCTAGTACCTTTTGTTTGAACAACTGAAATTGTTGATATACCGATGGAAACTCCATTAGTTCTACCTAAAGAGACAGATTCTTGAATATTAACTTGATTAGATGAAACTATTCCTACAGATTTTGATAAACTAACTGATTCATTAATTGCACCCCCATCTAATATTAAGAAAAATGTTGGATCATCAAATCTATATATATCAAAACGTGTCTGGGGTGCGTAGAGAAGAGATACTTCATATGGAGTAAGAGAACGTTGCCATCCAGCAAAATAAAGAGCTCTATAATGGCAGTCTGGCTCTCCAAAATTTCCAGCATGCATTTGCCATATATCTGTAAACGTTCCCAGCGCAGTTGGTATAGTACCAACAGTTCCGCCTAATGGAACAGTATTTTGATAAAGTTTTAGTCGTTCTTCGACTGTTGACTTTGTTCCATCATAAACATTTACAAGAAGTTCCCATTTACCGGGGAGTCCAGTACCAGTTGTTTCTCTCCCTATATATGTGTCATCGGGAGAGGCCTCGGCATTGCGCATACCCGATGTCCAGGTCTCAACATTATAACCTTCCCAAGAATTACCCGCATCTTGAATTCCAAATAAAATTTCTGTGCCGGTAGCATCATCTAATACTTTCAACCATACTGCTATAGAAGCTTGGTTTCTTCCATTCCACTCAGATAATATTCCCCAAGATAATATATCTCTTCCCGCACCGGTTTCAGTGTCTGCGCCCCATTCAAATACTTCTCCCATCTCGGGATCGGAAACAGCTTTTCGAGTTTGAACACCACCTCTGGTAGAACGTCTTCCACGAACAAGATCTGTTGCTAAATCGGTACCAATGTTTAGCCATGACGCAAAGAATACTAGGTTTTTGGTAATCGGATTTGCCCAATTAACTCTATATGATCTTCTAGATGGAAGTTTGGAAATAGAAAAACCTGGATTTCCTGGCGTCACTCCAAACTTTATGGCCATTTAAACCCCCTGAACGTTATAACGTCGCATTTTTAGTGTATTACTACTACTAGCAAATGCTACTCCAGTTTTATTTTCTACCAGAATCTTAAAACTAGTAGGAGGAAGAACAACGCCAGTAATAACTATATATCTAGCATTAGTAGCGGCATCAAGAGGAAAGGTAGCTACTAAAGAAGAAGCTGATGGATCTGTAGAATCATCACCATAACTATAATTTGAACCATCTAGTTCCGGAAGAATAAATAAAGCTACATGAGCTCCAGCACTTCTAGTACTCTGGGCGGCAAGATATAATTCAAACTCGGCATAAAGATAAAGCTTATCGCTAGAATAATTATCAAATGCTGCAGAGAGTTTATTCCCATCATTTGCTAATGAATTTAATTCTGTAGATAAAACAGTCTCAGCATTTGCTCTAGCTTCCCATTTAGATGTACTCATATTATCCTCCTAAGGCTTTCGCTTCAAATACTAGTCCTTCTGATACCTCACCAATTCCTAATTCTTCCCCACGACTAATAGGTATATTTAATATATTAGCAAGTGCTGAAATTGTATTAGAACCAACTCCAAATATTGAAATAAAACGAGTACGTGCTTTACTTCCTGGACGCACATCAATGTTTTCTCCAAGATGAATAATATTCCAAACTTCTTCTTTTTCTGTCAGAGGAAGAAGGATATATTCTGAAATATCAATAGTTTCATAAATAATAGAACCGTTCAAATATGATTTTGTTTTACTTCTATTAATAGTATTAATACTTTCAGCTATTTCAGCATTTGTCATATTAGAATAACCACGTCCAAGAGGATCATTAATAATTTCATTGTATAATATTTGTAAAATAGACATCATACCTCCTAATTTCCATATAAAGTTTCTTCAATAATTGCAAAATTTGTTACACTAATAGTTTTATTATCAATTACTAATGTATTTCCATCTTGGTTTTCTACTTCATCTAGTAAACTAATTCCATCGTATTTAGTTAATATGTTTCCATCTTGTCCTACTAATTCATCTAATGAAATAATTCCATCGTATTTAGATAATGTTATACTTTCCTCAATATTTTGACTAGATACTTCTTCGCTAATCGATATTCCAGTAAAATTAGTTAATGTAACACTTTCTGGAATGGATAAATCTTCACTATTAGATATCCCAGAAGATCTAGTTACTGTAACATTCTCTAAAAAAGAAGATCCTTCAGTAATTGATATTCCAGAGGATCTAGTTAAAGTTATACTTTCGGTAATATTTATATAATAAGTAACAATAATTTTACCATTTGCCCCTGTGCCACCAGCTCTTGGAGCTGTCACATTAGCTCTACCTGCTCCTCCACCACCAGCACCTGGTTCTGTTTGATAATTATTACCATTAGCATTTCTAGAACCACCATTACCACCAGATCCACCACCATTAACTCCTGTTGCTCCTGTTTGTCCAGTTGAATCGGCACCAGCATTTGCATTTCCTGCTCCAGCACCTCCACCACCACCAGTACTAACACCACCATTATTAGAACCGTTTCCACCTTTATATGATGTTCCTACTTCTCCGTTAGCGGCACCACCAATACCAGCTTTATTACCAGTATTATTAGCTCTAAGACCTCCACCACCACCATTTGCAGAAACAATAATACTTGTATTACCACCAGAATTATTATAAAAATTTGAAGCTCCACCAGAATTTCCATTATTGTTACCGGCTGGGCCCCCTGCACCAGCCGAAGCAACATTAAACCCATGCACATTACCAGGTACTACATTATCTACAACGATTCTAACATATGCACCAGCACCACCACCTCCAGCTCCTCCAGCAGTGGAATTTTGATTTGATCCACCACCTCCTCCTCCACCGCCCCATAATTCTATAATAAGTTGAGTAACATCGCTTGGAACAGTAAAATTTCCAGGTCCGGGTGTAGTATAAGTATTGCTAGCCATATAGATTCCATTTCTTAAGCGTTTCTTTTAATTGCTTAACTTTTTCTTCAGTCGATATAGTATATTGATGCCATAAATAATTACCTGGTATATTAAGCTTACTTATTAATTCTATTAGAGTAGTAAAATGAAAACCATATTCTGCTATATTATGAGAAAGAATATAATCATCTATAAGATGTTCTCTAGTAATAATAGTATTAAGTTCATCTTGTATAGGAAAAATATTATTTAATGCTTCCTCATATTTTTCATAATTAGTTAATGGTTTCCATAATTCTCTACACCAATCCGATGCAACAGTAAACCAGTTACAAGATCCTATATGACGACCATCTCGACGAAAAATACGATCATAACGCCATCGATTATTAGCAAAATCACAACCATTATGTAAAACTGTATCTTTTTGAACGAGTTCTGTTACGTCAAAGAAATCGGGATGAACTATAGCATCGCTATCGATATAAATACTCCAATCATCTCCTTTCATATATTGCAGATCATATATTTGCAACTTTTCATATACTGGAGGAAATTGTGGATAAATTCTATCAGTAATTATGAAAAAATCAGCATTAATTTTATCTGCATAACGTTTCAGTAATGGATAAGTTAAGTCAGTTATTTCAGAACTATATCCATCTACGTTCAATGTATAGATGGTCTTGTTCATATTAGGATGCAGCAGCAGTACAAGTAATTGTCACGTTCAGAACATCGTTATCAACTAAAGCACGGTTCTGTGAGAAAGCTCCACCACCATAAAGAGTACCAGTTGAGCCACCCTTATTATTAGTGCTAACAACAAAGGCACCACCCAAAGTTACAGTACCACTGATTGTAAATACTGCTTTACTAGCTGAATTATCGACACTCTTACCAGAAACGGCCCCAAGAGTCAACGTAGGACGATTTGCTTCATCATATGTGGTGCTCTCAGTCCAACCAGCATGACCACCGCCCATTGTATCACCAGCAGCAAATGTTGGAGACGAACCAACTACACCAACATACCAAGCAGCAGTATATGCACTACCTTTAAGATGCTTATCTAAAGAATCATTCAAACCTGCATCGACTACTAAATTATCAAATTCCTCGGTCCATAGTACTTGACCATCACGGATAGCTTCGATCGAATAATGAGTTTTAAGTTTACGTCCGATATTCATAGAATTTTTAACAATAATCTCCTCTCTAATTTTCATAACATTGGTAATAAGATTTTTTTCCATTTTTTTTCTCCTATCAAAATATAATTATTCAAACTGATCTTTATTTGCTTTATAAGCAACATAAGCATCTAATAATGCCGAAACAGGGTCTATTTTTTGTTCGTATCTTCTCTTAAGAAGTTTACGATTACCGTTAGTATCTTCTAATGTAATGGCATTACCCATTGCAAAACTCATAAGTTCTTGATCAAATTTAAGCATTCTTTCTTCCGAAAGGGTTTTTAACTCACCAAGTGGAACAGATTCGGTTTTCACTCCTTGTGGAACCTTTTCTATTCCATAAGAACCATTTTCCCTTTCCCATCTTTCGATGAATTCTTTAGCATTATATGGATCAAATCCAACACAACGGACATCATAACTAGATTCGGTTATAAAATTATCTAAATCCTCATAGACCTCCATCATATCTAAAACTGTACATTCAAGAACTTGTAAACTTGTCTCATCAAGAAATTGCTCATATTTAATTCTCATAGCACCTGGTAATTTCTTTAATGTTAATGAAGAAATATAGCAACGAGTCTTGATTCCAAAAGATGAATTGGGCAAAGGAAACAAAAATGTAAATGCACAAAAGTCATCACCTTGAGAAAGATCAAATCCAAGAGCGCATGGCATTGACCAAAAATCTCTATGCCTATGAGTAAGAGTTTCTTCATAAGTGAAGAAATAAGTATATCCTTCCATTGGAATACCAAATCTTTTTGCAAGAATATCGTTTCTTGTAGAAGGAACTTTTTCCGCTCTTTCAACATCTAATTGATAAGTTTCATAAGTAACTGTTTTACCTAAATTTGGATTAGCCTTCGGCCACATTCTTGGATCATTTACTTCCTTGATATCATCTAATTTATAATACCAGATAGAAACATGCGGATTAATATAATCTCCTTTAAGTATATCCGTTAGTTCCATCTTAATAGTATCGCCACTACTATTACGAATTGTTCCTTCTGAACTCATCGCAACAATTAAATAATTATCAAGTTTAGAAGCCCCTTGCTCTATAGCACCAACAACATCTTCACGAATATCGCCAGATAACCACTCATCTATTGTGGCAATCATCGGGCGTAATCCTTGAAGTTTATCAATTGACATTGGACGTACTTCTAATAAGGAACCAGTAAGAAAATTTTCAATTCCTTTTTTTGTTGAAGCTAATTTTTGACGAGTGGCTCGTGAACCAGTGGTATTCTGTAACGAACCCTCGGTAAGAAATTGAAATAAAGGACCTCGTGCGCGTGTGATAGAAGTACGTATAGGCGACATAACTTCTTCTGCCTGTTTCATTGTTGGGGCAGTTGTAATCTGGTGAGTGGTAGACGTATCAACATTTAAAAAGTAATTTTGTATGCAAGATGCATACATAGATTTAGCTGCACCACGGGCAACTATTAAATATTGTTTATTAATTAAACGTTTTTTAATTCGTTTTCTAATATATTTTCCACCACGATTTTTGGCATTTGGCACATAAATACTTCGCTCAACAAAATAATACCAACCAAAAATTTGTTCTGCCCACAATTTAAAAGTATCAAGTAAGGTTAAATCGCTTCCGTCGGTTAGAGTGAGTTCATTCTCACAGAAACGAACGAAACCTTCTACAGCTTGATCATCATAGTAAATACCAGGATTTTCTATAAGCTGATCAATCCTATTCATTTCTAATGAGATTTCTTTACATACTGGTATCTCACCTCGTATCACTCTTTCTCGAAACTCACCATAATAAATAGGAACTGCTGTATTCGATAAGGACATCTTAACCTCTTAAAAATAATTTATAAAATTATGGAAGATGAATAATAGATCGAGCTTGTTTGTTTAATAGCATCGCGCCTATTGCGTCAGCTGCTTTTCGTGCATAATATTTATTCATAGCTCTATTCATAAGATAAGACGAAATAGCAGCACTACCTACCATACCAAGTGCTAATCCAACACCTTTTGCAGCTTTTGTAAAAAATTTCTTATCTGCTTTACTCATTGGTTCATAATGTTTAATTGGTTGTTTAAGTCTTTCTACTATCCTTTTATGTCGTTCAGCAGCTTTACGATGTAAAGTTCCGCCTTTTGGAAAAAGCTTATCAGCATTTTCAGCTCTTTTCATATGAATTTGAGCAGCTCGACCATGTCCTTCGGCGATTTTTTTACGAATACCCCATCGCATTCCTTTAATACCAATATGTTCTAAATGTTCATCATTCATTATCCACCACCTTTTACTTTATTATAATAATCGAAGAATTTTTTTCCAAGAGTTGCTAATGTAACTATGGATGCAGCTACTCCTGCCACTTGACCTACAGTTGTAAAGGCGTTACCAACAGCTTTACTTCCACGTTTAACTTTACTAGGATTAATTTCCTTATATCTTTTCTCTAAACTCATTCGTTTAACTACTCTTTCCATTTCCTCATTAGACATACTCTTTATTTTCTTTTTTCTGAGTTTAGATACATTACTATAATCAGGACTCTCTTTCGAACCCCCTTTTTTGCCAGACGATCTCCCAGAATTTATTGATTTCCTAACACCCCAACGCATTCCTTTAACGCCAATATGTTCCAATTTATTATCTTCTTTTTCACTGGCAGGTTCAATTTTCATATAAGCCACATTATTATCTTTTAACCAAGATCTAACTTCTTCAATAGTATAACTATCTGATGAAAATCTATATGCCTGCGTAACCATAGAAGTTCCACTTTTTAATTTACCAATAATTATTCGTATTCCTGGTTTTATTTCTTTACTTCTAAAAGAATCAGGAATGAATAAACCAGGATCTTTTACTCTAACTGCATGCTCATTAGGATATGGCATATTATACTCCTCCTACAGAATCTAGAGAATTAACATAAACAAATTCATTTAATACTACTTCCTCATAACAATCATTATAAGGACGATCGTTTTGAACCATTAAGCGCCATTCTAATTCTCTTATTTGTTGTTGTATAGCATCTATTAAAAATGAATTAGTAGGAGGATCAAAAGATAAGCGAACCTTATGTACTATATAACTTTTAGCAGGTTCTAACAAATTAGATGATCCTAAAAGATCAGTCCAACTTTCACTTTCTCCTTTAACAACAAATCCACTTCTTGGACCAACTCCTAATTGATTTAAATTTACTATGGCACTATTAATATCTAGAAGAATCTGAATGTCAAAACCAGTATAATTAAGTTCGACGCCTAGTGCCATTTTAACTGTATTTAATATACTATCCATATAAACTCCTTTAGCATTTAACGCCAAAGAGTCGTGTCACCGGGACGACGAACTATAGGCGATTTGATAAGTAAAGATTCATCACCGAAATGAATAGCGCGATGAGTATTATATGTTGTACAAATTAGAAAATTTAGATTAAATATATCATCATTAGCCTCTTCTATATCTTTAATAGAAATGGGATTCATATGATGAATAAGGGGTTGAAAACCTATTTCATAACCTGGTATACCAAGATCGCAGGCATTATCCCTCTCAATAACTTTATATCTAATTTGTCTCCATTCCGTAGATCTATAAAACTTTTGATTAAAAAAACGATCAAAACCAAATGTAGAATCTCCAACATTTTCTTTTAAACGAAGATAATTATAGCGTTCTTCGAATGTAGGCAATCTTCGCAACTCTCTATATGATCTAATCATTGTCATCGACATCATCCGCTTCTCTAGTTCCACCATAAGAACGCATTGCATTTAAAGCGTTAGCATAAAGCTCTTCAACCCGTTTAGCAGATTGAAGAGCTTCTGTTTTAGCTAAAAGAAGTTCATTTTCTCTAGCAAGTTTTTCTTTCTCTAATCGTTCTTTGGTAGAACCTAGTTTTAAATAATGTGTAATGACTTGTGCAGACGCAGTTCCATTAGAAAGTTGCTCTTCAGCCAAATCGATCGCTGCTTTTATAAGTTGATTTTCGCGAGCCTCTGGAGTTGGTGCTGGAGGTCTTCTATTTGGCTTAACACGCTTAATAACACCTTTCTTGGAACTAGCCATAATATCAACTCCTATCCAAATAATTCTGGGAATAACTCCTTGTGGTTATTAACTAAACGTTCTAATATTACTTTAGTAGGAAGTGTTGGAATTGGAGGACCAGAAAATCTTGGAGTCCCAGTCAAAGCATCCCACCAAGAAACATTCTTAAAAGAATGATCAAGAGACCACCAAGAAATTCCAACTAATTTAGCTTCCTCGTCTAATTCCATAACTCTTTGAGCAAACGCTTCTATAGCTTCTGAAGTTGCCTTACCACCATCACCAATATATGCTCTTCCTACTGGAATCATTGGAAGATTACAAAAACTTCTCCAAACTCCTATACTTTTCTCTAAATAACTTACAGCGTTAGATGCTCCACTTCCATCCCAATACATCATTGGCATAACATAATCTACAACTTCCATCCAAGCTTTAGCAACACGAATAGGATGCCATTCAATTTTAGGATTTCGTGGATTTAATGGAAATGCCCACCAACAAAGTGCTTGTGGAATTTCTGGATGTAGTTTTCTAAAACCGGTGCTTATCATTCTCGAATTTGCTTCTGCTTTAACTTGTTCATCAAATGAACCCTCAACATTCCAAATATAACCATCAGGTTTAAATTCATCACATTGATGAACCGCGATATCGAGTTCTCCTTTTGGATTATGTCCATAAAGAAAGTGCCAAAAATAAACTTTCAATCCCGCATCACGTAAAGCATTAACTAATTCAATCTTTACATTCTCTCCCCAACTAGGCCAAGGACCACCAGGCCATTGTTTAAAAATAAATGGACCATCTGCGCACTTTAAATAAACTCCCTCAAAATTGGCATCTACTAATAACTGAGCAAACTTTAAAGGATCACCTCCTTTGATTTGGGGTACATTCCAGTTGAAAATCGACTTTGTATTGAACATTTTAACTCCTTTTTTTAAGTACTTTTAATATAGTTTCCAAGCACTTTTAGAAGAGATATCGTGTAGTCTGTATTAACCTATAATGAGAGGGTCTCTTGAAAGGAGAAAAACGACTACCGTCAAATTTTTTTGGCAGACTTAATCGATATCCCTTCTGAAAGCACTTGGAAACTAACTACTAACTTAATTTCAGTGGATATCTCCAAGAAACTCCATACTTAGGATGGATCCCTAATAAGAGTTGTTCTGGTGTACTTGCTACACCTATATTTTCTTCTGCATAAGGATCGTCAGTTGTAAAACTTCCATTAACAAAAATTTGAAGATTATTATGTCTCATTCCAGCATCTAATGTGTGAAAATGACTATAAAGAATATAATCTAATCTTATTCTATCTCTGTAAGCATTAGACCATCGTTCAGCTTGTCTAGTCATACCATAAAATGGAGAATTATAAAACCTTTTAATCATGTTCCCATGTGTTGCAAGAAAACCATAATTATAAATTTTGAAAATAGATTTCCAATCCTTAGTATTGATATTCCACTTTATTCTGGATTGATTAGTAGTCATTCCTTCTAAAGCTTTATATAAAACAAAATCCCAATTGGTTGATTTAGAAGAACTCCATTTTGCTGCATTTTGCTGACCATGATTACCTCGAGTGCAAATACATTCTACTTCTTCGAAGTTTGCCAAACAATATAATAAAAATGAAGTTAACTCAGGAACACCAATAGTAAATATTTGATCTATAACTGGTATAGCAATATGATCCACAGATTGACTTGGATAAACAGCCTCGGCATCGACAATATCCCCATTCATTACTATATATAATTTCCTAATAGGACGAATGCCTCGTTGTGCAGTAACAATACTCATCATCGCATTTTTAAGTTTGTTCAATCGATGAACAAAAACTTTTGGATTATATGATTTTGTTTTCTTTCCTATATGAATATCAGACAAAAGTAATAAAGCTGATTCTTCATGATGATGTTCTGGTGATACATATAAAACTGGCATTTCTATTTCTGGTAAAATATCCATGCTTTCACGTACCACGGTAACGATCTTATCTGTAATGCTTAATTCTTTCTCATATAATTTTACTAAGGTGAGATTTTTACTAGCAAGAGCCTTATATTTTCGTAAATCTTTTTCTAATTTTTGAATTCGTGTTTCTTCTGGGGATTTACTTATCATAATATTTATCCATTGACAGATGGAAATTCTTCAAAAAGAAACCAAAGATCAAATAACTCACCAGGAGTTAATTCGATATCATTCACAAGATTAGCATCTAAAGTATATGGTTTATAACTTGATTCGCTATTTAATAATTCATCATGAATTTGTTTCCATTTTTCTTTATCTTCTTCAGGAATACTATAAGATTGAGTTTTTCCATCAAATGGCCAATTATCACTCAAAAGTTTTATTCTAGCTTCATTATAATATTCTAATTCAAGATTAATAAGACGAAAATTCTTAGAAAAAGCATAAGCTAGTTTTCCAGGCATCTTACGAGTCATAATTGTTTCTATACTTTGTTGAGCTCGTACTAAATCAATAATTTTCATAGTTCTCCTTTTTAAATCAAAAATCTTCCAGTTATTGCTGCATCTGCATCTGTTTGAAGATTTAAAAGGTTTGGAATATAACTTGTTGGGAGTTGAAAATCTTTTTCGTTAGGCTCAGAAGGCATTGTTACCCAAAATATTGCCTCACCACCTTCCCATTTAGTTCCGTAATCATCAATAAGTCTATAACCAACTAATACTCGTTGATTCTCATAATCAACGTGAATATAATCAACGATAACATCTGTTAAGATAATAGTTTTGGTCATTATTCTCCTTTATATCCAATAACCATAAATTTGAAGCCATATATCTAATGTTGATGAACCACTAGCTTGACACTGGTAATATATATCTCCATTTGCATCGCAAGCAGTAATAACCATCTCGTTATGAGAAGAATCATTAGCAATGCCAGTACATCTTACAATACTTCCTTGACCTGCAGTATTATGAGCAGCTAATATTAAATAGCAATCATTTGCTGCGCTACCAGAATCTCGTAACTGTATCTGACACAATACCGCTTTAATTCCAGCTGGTGCTCCAAAAACTGAAGATAAGTCAATTAATGTTTTTGACGTTGTACTTCTAGCATCTCCATCCCAAGATGTAGAAGTTAATGGTGTTGATAAAGGAATAAATATATAACCGGTATAAACGGTTGAATTTTTATAGGAACCAAGACTTCCAGTAAATTGAATATTTCCATCACCAGGATCAGCATTTCTTCCAGCAATGATACCTCCGTCAGCTATTAGATCATAAACACATCGTATAATTCCAACTCCAGGATCTACACCAAGTCCCCCAACATATAAACCCCCATTAATTCTACAATCCTCTCCGACGTCCACTCTTCCAGACGCATATAAATAAGTACTATAAGATCCACCAAGTATATTAACATAATTACTATCACCTGGAAGTTGAATATTAAAATTACTATAACTATCTAAAACAGCACTAGAATTACTATCTATAAGAAAATATGCTGCATCTGCTGCTTCAAGGCGAACATAACCATTCTGACTATTTACACCACCTCTAATTATTGCTGATGTATCAGAAGATGTACCGGCAAATTGAATATAGCCTACCTTGGTTGAACCAGATTTAAATTTTATCTCATTAACATCGCCATTTCCAAAAGTAATACTTAATCCATCTGAATTTAGTAGAACAACTCCAGAACCAGCGCTAATGGCTCCTGTCGTATCAACATAAGCTTGCACAACGGTTCCATCTGTTCCACCACGAAATTCAACTCTTTTATTTGAAACGTTCCAATACATGTTTCCCTGATTAGTGGCAACATTACCAAAAGTTGCATTACCACTTGTATCTAATTGAATATTAACCGTGGTATTGTTACGTAACTGAATTTGACCAGAACTAATATATATATTGGAAAGGGAACTACCAACTTGGCCTATCAAAACATTACCACTAAGATCCCATTGAGCTCTCGTTGTTAAAACTCCAGATCCATCTCTATATCGCATTCTTATACCATTTGTTGCATCAATGGTTAAAAAGGATTTAGAATTTGCATACTTTCCAAAAGCGGTTCCATAGGTATCTACACCATATCCATAAAGACCATTTAAATTTCCAATAGCCCAATGTTCAATCCAATCATTATATGTTAAAGATGATCTAACATTACCAACAATGGTTGGACCATATTGAGTTGGAAGTTTAACGCCTCTTATAGAATAAAGATCTATAAAACCTTGATCAGTTGTTCCAGTATTAAATACTGCATCTCCAGCATACCATGCTGTTAAACCTGATCCATCATAATCTCTTACTACCGAGTATTGATAACCATTAGATACTTCAGATGCTGTCGAGGTTACTAACAAAAACTCAACTTTTCCATCTGCTTCCATATATGCTACATCAGAAATATTCATTTCATTATGCTTAACAATAATTGTATCTCTAGAAATTAAAACAGCATCAAAGTTTCCATAATATCCAGAAGTTTCTGTACAATATAAATACAATCTAACAGAAGTACAACCTGAAGGAACTAAAAAATAAGTAATAAATCTTTCCCAAGAAGTAGCTTTGTTACCAGTTCCTGTTAAAGAAATTATCCAAGAAGAATGTGTTATATCATAAACTCCATATCGTAAATCATAACCACCACCATCACTTCTTGTCCAAAATCTAAGACTATAAGAATAACCAGCTGTTAAAGAAAAATCTTGATAAACACATGTATCAAGAGTTACACCAGCTACAATTTTACAAGAAGCTGAACCTTCATAATAAATAGTAGTATCTTTTACAATGGATCCTGATGGAGCACTTTCAGTCCAATCAGAAAATACATCAGAACCACCACTACCAGACGTTTCAAAACCAGAATTTAAAACTAAATTTGTTTGACTCGTTCCAAGATCATTAGTTAAAACGGTTGTTGGACCAATAAGGATACGTCCTCCAATAGTCGCAATTGTATTTTGAGCAACCAATGTTTCAACCCACAATTCAGCAGCATGTAAAGTTAAAAACTTTTTATTTATAGAACCTAGATTAAGATCATAATTCATTAAAGGTAAAATATCGTTACCACCAGGATTAAGAGTAATATCTCCAGTAGGATTAATTTCAATATTTGATCCGCTTCTATCACCAATCACATCGGTATTCAATTTAATTAAACTTAAATGACCAGAAGAATTGGTTGATAATATACTCTCTGAAGCACCAGGATTTGAACTATTAGTAATTGAATGGGTGTGATTTGATACTGGATTATTTGTTGAATTATAAGATAAAGTTCCTGGAGTTTGCAAAGAAATTGAATCTACTCCAACACTAAGACCATCTCCAGCACTAACATCTAAAGTAATACTACTTGTTAAAATTCCACCACCAGTAAGACCATTGCCTGCGAATACAGATTTGTTTAACTGATCAGCTTTGAGTCCTATTACTAATTTACCTTGAGCATTGTCAGAAAGAATAAAAGGAGAAAGTGGAGATGAAGGAGCAAATATATGTCTAGCTATAATATTATCTGATTCAAGAAGTTTCACATACTTATTATCGTGATCATGATCTCCTCCAGAACCACTTCCTTGATCAAAGATTGTATCGATTAAATCTATATACTGAGAAGGAGTCGGAACTTTACTTAAAGCAAAATAACTTTTCAAAGTGTCTGAATCTTTGACAGACATAAAAATCACCTCTTTTCAATAAAATGATTCTAAAGAAAGCGTTGAATAGTATATGATTCTAATAAAAGGAGGGAAAATGAGTGGGCAGCTCGATAAACGGCGGTCAGGTGCCAATAAAAGGAGGATCGAATCACAACACTCAACGCTTCTTTTAGAAACACTTTCCAGAAAGATAACCTCAATTTTACCCCCGGGGAATTTTTTGAGAGCCACGCGATGCAGAAGGGGGGTATTTTTTACGAGACCCCCCCTCCTGGCATCATTATCCTGTATTATTTTTTCTTAGGTCTGGTTTCAAAATTCTCGGGGGTTACTTTAATATACATACCATTGATATTAAAGTGAACAATCTCATCTATTGCCCGGGAAATCTCAGAAGCTTCTTCATCATCACTTAAATCATCAGAAACTTTAGCAACACGCGACAAATAATTACAAGTATGGTAGCCTTTCTCAGTATCATATGCATACCATTCATCAAACTGAGTGAAAGGATTAAAAGGATTATCAATTGTTGTTAACATCGTGTCAGTATTCATATAATACTCTTTCTTAATCAATAGCTTCTGCTACTGTATCAATAGAAACACCTAAGGCATCGGCTACTTCTGCATAAGTATGACCTTCGTTTATCATTGCTCTAGCTCGAGAAGTTCTAGCAGGAGATAAAGGAGTAGAAAGTCTAGGAGTAGCTCTTTGCTTTAATACTTTTAAATCTGCATTACTAAGGATGTTTCTTAGAGTATTATGACTAATTGCGCCAGCTTGAATAGCCTCCCATTCTCTATCAGTAATGGTTATCTTTTCTTTCTTAGCCCCTACTCTTAGTCTAGCATTAACTAAAGCTTGTCCTCTAATTCTTTTAAAATCATCTTCTTCCATATCGGGATTAGCCCTTCTCTTAGCACGGACTATCCTAGAGGCCACTAACTGGGCCTGTCTCTCTAGTGGTTTATTCCTCATAGCAACTTTTAATTTTCCTAAAAGAGATTTTACTTCAGGTGCATATGTTTCTCTAGCTGAGCGAGAGTATTTAATATTCTCTGTACGAACTAAAGAAATTCGTGCTTTTCTTGCTAATTCTTTTAATCCATTAGCATGCTTAGCATATATCTCTTCAATACGAGTACCAGATGATAATTTAAAAGCATCAGATTCTTCAGCCATCCTTGTACTTTTTGTTTGTTTTTTTACAATCCTTCCCTGTCCTTGTAAATAGATTTTCTTTCCAGTTTTAGGATCTTTTATATAATCAGTTTTAAAATATGTTCGACCGGTCTCCTTATAAAGTTTCTCTCCTTTATAATTTAGATCATCTTTTTTAGGTCTTATTTCTACCCTCTCATTTACTCTTTTCTCAGCACCAGCCCTAGATATAAGAGTTGAAGCTCCAGCTGTTGACTTCCCTTGATATCTCTTTTTTAATTGGGCTATATTATTATCATAATACGATTGTACATAATTTAATTTATGTTTTTCAGCATCAATTACCACCATTGAATGGCGGACAGCTCTAGCTATTTCATCTTGACTAGCTCCCTTTATTGTCATGTCAGTGATAAGATTACTAATATCACCCATCTTTATAGCTTTTGTACGTTTATCCATAACTTTCATACCTTCATAATATGGATACGAAGCTTTATGATCAAAATCTGTTAAAGCTTTTAAAGATGGTTTAGTTTGAATATAACCAGCTTTATTAGGAATAGCTATAACCGTGTCCCCATCAAAGTCAGCACCTGATAATTTTGCTGCAACTTTTGGATTCATTGCTATAACATCTTTTGCATTTCCCAAAAGTCTTTTTCCTGTTAAATTTCTATTATTTACTATTACTTCTGGTATTTCAAATAATCCACCATGAGGATGGCGGATAAGAGCTAATCGATCTCCTGTTAAATAACCTGGAGCATAAACCTCATTTTCTTTTAAAGAAGTAATAGGCAAAATTACTTTTGAAGATTGTCTAGGAAGAGCCGCTGCTTTTAAATGAACTGCTGCAGCATCGCAAGAATCAGCAAAAGGACCAAGAAGAGCTTGCTTTACTGCCGGATTAGTTAATGACATTATTTCATCATATTCGTCTTTTTTTAGATTATATGCCAATCCTAATTGTTTTTTTGCTAATGCTGGAGATTGCTTAGAAAGAACTTGAGAAGAAATATTTTTTGACCATTCATCCCATGCACCTTCTTCACCAGCTCCTTCTTTTCCTCCTACTATATTAATTGGTGATTTTTTTGTATTGTTGTCATAAAATTTTTCTCTTGTAACGGCCCCAAATGGGTAATCTGGATCTTTTGTTTCTAATGCTTTAAAAACTTTACTAGCCTCTTCCAGTTTTTTATTTGTGTTATAAATAATATCATATCCTTCAGGAATATCATCACTATACATCGCCATCCCCTTCATATAGTGAGTGCCATCTACACCAATACGCACTTGAGCATATCTTTTATTTCCTAAAGAAAGATCTTGAACATTCCTACGAATTTCAATTACACCATCTTTTGAAGATCCGTATTGAACGAAAACTCTTTTTCCATCGAGAAATATAGGAGGCCCTTGAGGATTAAAAGTTTCTCCTCCATCATCACTACGAGCACCTATAGTCTTTATTTTTTCACGATTTCTCGAAACCATTTCCTTACTAACGCCTGGAGGAACAAGAACCTTCATCCATGTATATTTTCCAGTTCCTTGCTGCTCTTGTGGAATAACATGAACATTATAACCTCGTTCTTTCAATAACTCAAGAGCAACCGTTTTCTTTGTTCCGCTTACTCCTAACCAAGTTTCAACTCCAGACCCAACATCTAAATATCGATTTTCATTTACTTCCTTTTCAAGATTGTCCGCTATTGTCTTCGCAACATCTTGTTTATATTTTCTAGATGGTTCTAAAAGATCAGCTACAGTGTGATCGTTTATTCCCATCCTTTTGGCAATAGCAGAATTTGAATAACCTTTTTCTTTTAATCGATATGCCATAGCCTGACGTGCCGCATATGTTTTATTTCTTTCAATAGTAATTTGACTTCTCAATTCTCTA